AATTCATCTGGATCAATTCCGAACTTCTTGAGCAAATCCACCAGCTCTTTTCTTGCCGGTTCGTTTTCTTTTAGGCCGTTGGCCAAAAGATTCCAAAGCACCAAGGCCATATCCAAAGATTTAACAATGCGTAAAGCTTCGGTTTCTTTTTTGGTTGTAAATGTGTAAATCATTTTACACCCATTTACGCCCCTAATTTCCTTTTCATTCTGCGGGTGCTTTTTAACCATGCGGCTACCGATTCAAAGTCTACCATCAGGTGTTCATCCGGATGCAGCTCCACACATGGGAAATCCGGATGGGTGGTAAGCGAAAAGAACCGCTTGGCATACCCACTGTTTACCTGAAGGCTTCCGCAGTTGAGTGCCAGTTTCTTGCGGCCTCCCTCCCGGTAACTTAACCGGCCAAAAGTGTGCGTGTCTCCGCTCATGATAATATCCCGGTCCTGCCCCTCAAACTTGCCATAACGCTGCTGACTATGGCATGGGTTGTAAATGCTGGATCCACGGAAAAAATGCGAAACCGCTATTTTGTACGTTTGAGTACCCACCTTTAAATCCAAATGCCCAATTCCATTAAAGTGGATGGTTTTTTGCGCCATTATTTCAGCCGATGGACTCCAGCCAATCACGTTTTCTTCCCGCATCTGTGCGTGATTCTCCCAAGTTGAGCAAATTACTTTGTGTTTGATCTCCTCCATCCAGCTTTCGAGCCACAGCCATTGCAGTTTTGGTTTAAGGGCATTGTCTGATATCTCCATCACTGAGCGCATTTTTATGGCCATTTGAGTCATATCTCCGGCAATGATCACATAAAGGTTTTCGGTGTTTTTAATCTCCTCAGTTAGCTCCATGAACCGGGAGTAATCAGTGCCCCAGCTACCCAGGTGCCAGTCGGCAATAAGCACCACGCAGATTGGCTTCCGAGTATTAATCTTTACTTTGGCCGTTCCCTGCGTATTGCTGGCACGGCCCTGCAATTCCTGCATTTCCTGAAGTGGGCGCACCCACTCCCGCCAGTTAAAATCCCTTTCCTTTTTGTCGCTTTCTACCTCCGGAAGCTCGTGCAGCGTTGGTGTTTCGATTGGATTGTACCACACCTTTTTTGCGTAGTTGAATGTAGTTCCGGCAATGTCGGCAGCAGCGGCAATGGCTGCATACGTTACTTTGCCAGAATGAGCGTTCAGAATCTTTCGGATTTCGTTGGCCTTTGTGTTCATTTTCAGCGGTTTGTTTTCCGAAAATCCGGATTTTAGCGATTCGCAGAAAGGACAGAAATACTGCTGGTTTCCAAATTTGTCGCATCCCGCTTCCCCAGCCGGGTTACAGAGTTAAAATACACCCTCTGGCATACCTTCCGCTTCTCTTCTGCCAGATCCCAGGCTTCATGCCGGGTGGCTTTAAAATACTTTGCCTTTTGGCCCCTGTGGTAAGTGTACACCATGTAGCCGATGATGGGTTTTAAGCTGCTCATTGTATTGGCGATTTGGATAATCGGTATGCAGTTACCGGAAATGTGCCGTTTGCCTCGGCCTGCCTGAAATCTTCTCCAGTGGTGCACGCAAATCCCTCCGCATCCAGATAAATAATCCGGGAAGATTCGAAAGGTGCGCCCGGCTTGCGGTACTTATCCAGCATCCGGTTTGAGTCTTTTACCCAGTCCTGCAAAGAATTGAAACCAAAAAGGCGAACCGCCTTAATGTTGATCTGGCCCTTTGGCTTAATTACATACTCCAGATCGTTTGAGTTGATCCGGTCTTTACACCAGGTTGCCTCGCCAATTTGGTTGAAATCTTCCGGCCTTTCGCCTGCCGGATCTACTTGCAGAAATATAGTTTGTGGGATGTTTTTCATAAAAAGAACATTGTAAAAAAATGGGACGGTACTCTATGCACTTAACTTATTGATTCATTGTTTTTTAAGTCTCATAACATTGGACCATTTCGTCCCATTTCTGTGTTTTAAAAAATGGTAACTTTCTTTATTTCAGTTGTTTGTGTAAAAATGGCCGTCCCATTTTTTGGGACGTTTTTTGTCCCAAATTTTGGGACGCTGGTTTTTGCATAATATTCATATTATCAATAAGATACGGTTTTGAAATTTCTCCATTTGGGACGAAATGGTCCAATGTTATGGGGTTTAATTTACTGGCTATCAGCGGTTTTGACTGGTTTTGTACCGTCCCATTTTTTTTCATTGTACTTTTTAGTTTAAAAAGTCTTTTGGGTACTTGTTCCGGTAGCTAATGACCTTACGGGAAATGCTGGATTTCTGGAAACCCTTGCCGTATATCTCGCCCAGGTGTTCAGCAATCTTTGAGTAGCTCATTCCCCGCTTTATGCAGTTGGATATAATGCTGGCCTCCTCGGGGAGCCTCCGGCTGTCGGCCATTTTCGCCACCTCCAGATAGGAGTACATAAAGTAATCGGCTGCCGTAAGTGCCCGGGCCATTACGCTCTCATCAATGCTCTGAATGCACCGCACATCGCCGTAAGCTTTACAGGCTTCATCCATACACCGAAGGATCAGCGCAAAGCGTATGGCGTATTCTCCCAGCTTACCAAAGGCACCCTTGTAGGTTTCCCGGTTTACGGCATCATCATCCTTCAAATTGTCGGCTTTCTGCTTGTGGATCCGCTTCCATTTGTCCAGCAGCTCCACGGCCTTTCGGCTGCACTTTACTATTTTCGGCTCTTCGGCCTTAATGCCATACAATGCCACGGTAAGATCTTCGTACAACCTGCGCACCATTTGCTCGTACCGGCTGTATGCTTCCAGATTTGGCTCAAAGTCAATGTCTGGCACAAGGGTTTTGTTATCCGTATCCAGGGCAAAAAGCATCCGGTAGGTAAATCCGGTAAAATCCCGATCCTGCCCAAAAATCCGCTTTACCATGGCAGGCTGCGTGGTGCCGATCAGCGTGGTGAACGTGCGTGGAATGATCAACGCCCTGCGCATGCTTACCTTATCGTACTTATATGGCCGCTTTGCGCTCCATGCCTCCAGAAGAAAGGGCTCAAAATCTTCGTTGTTCTTCTTCTGGAATTCGGCCATCAGGGTAATGATCTCTTCCTTCCAAAGAATCACTCCTTTCGGATTGGATTTCAGGGCTTTCTGCAAGAAGGCCGGAAACGTACCTTTTTTAAAAATGATGGTTTTCTCCTCATAATCCTCGTAATCCGTTTCCTGATTGGCCATTTGCCCGGCAGTGGAGCGGCTCTGGTAATCCTGGTAATTGTCTCCGGCCATATTCATATCAATGGCCTCAAAAACTTCGAAAAGGCGATCCATGCAGAAAGTTTTCCCGGAGCTGGTTTCTCCAACCGCACAGGCCCAAATGGCCGGATAGGTGCGCTGCGTGTGGGCTTCTGCCAGATAGTGGCTCCCAACCGCTGCCCCGCCGGAGGCCAGCAGGAAAAGCCCGACAAAAGAGCGTGGAATGTGCAGCCGCTCGGTAAGCTCCTGAATATAGTGGTGCAGTTCTATCGGAAAAATTTCCAGCGGAAATACCTCTATGCTTTCACGTTTGAATAGTTCTTTGAGTAATTGCTCCCGGCTTAGGGTGCTGCTACCAATTTCCAGATTTACATCTCTGCTTTGAGTTTTATAAACCTCCCAGCTCTTATCTATTTGCATCAACCATTTCCTTTAAAACGTGAACAAATGGTTTAATCTGTGCCGGATCCTGCTGAGAAATTGCTTTGAGCTGGTTTACCATGGCTCCGGTACGCTGGGTATCTTTTAAAATCAGGGCTTTTTGATTCATTTGAATTAGAAGATTTGAAAGTTGATCGGCCAAACTATCCAGACCGGCATCGCTACAGTAATTGGCCGCTGCTGTGATTATGCTCCATACCTCATTCCCTTCGTTTTCAATATCCTTTTCGATGGGGCCGAGAGGTATCAGAGCCTTATCCCGGTTCTGGTTTAAAATGCGGGCTGCTTCGGCCCTGAAACAAGACTCCAACAAATGAAAGCAGGACTGGAGAAGTGGCAGTAAGACAACTCCACCCTTTATCATTCGCAGTAAAACGATTGGTTTTACACCCGTGTCCTGCTTTACAGCGAGCAAAAGCTGATCGTTTTCCATCCGGTTGCATTCGGGGTGGGCCAGCATCCAGGAGAGTACCCTTGCAGAATCGTTATCGGCCAGATTCCGCACATGGATGTACTGCGTTACTACCGCAATGCTGGCCCGATCTACCAGGCAGGTGCCTACGATCCGGTATTCCAGTAGTTTTCGGTTTTCTGAAATCATGCGGATAGGATTAATTGTTTATGCAATAGATCCTGATCACTTATAGAAACCTTCGGCATCGGGGTTTTGGTAGCCTTCCCCTCAAAAAACTCGGTGCCGGTGCCCACCGGCCAGTAATCTTCGCAGCCGTTCAGCGGCCCGGTGTAGGGTTTGTTAGGTTCAGGCACCACGCCTTCCGGCATAAAGGGCATTATCGGCGTGTGGCTCCCGGCCGCATCGTACCGCTGGCAGTTGTTGCGCAGGGTGCAGGTGGTTAGGTTGCATTTTGGTAGATTCATCAGGCTTGTTTTTGATTGAAATATTTGATTGCCTGTTCCCCCGCCCATCGGCCCATGGGTACGGGCACAGCATTGCCAATAAGCTTGTATGAGCTGCGCTTTTCGGGTAGAATAAAATCATCGGGAAATCCTTGAAGCCGGGCGTATTCCCGGATGCTGAACGGACGCAGCCCGTGTTTCGCCTTTTTGTCCTTCACCAGGCGGGTGCCCAGGTCTTTCGAATAGTGCGCCACACAGGTTGGAGCCAGAGCATTAACCAATTCCGGATCCACCACAATCGGCTTATCCCTGTACTTGCCGTTTATTCTGGAAACCACGTACTCGGGCATTTCATATACCGGATTTTTTTCCAGCACATCACTCATTTTCGGAATCCGGGTGGCCTTGGTTGGAGATGATATAGTAAATGGTTTTCGGGTACCGATTAAAATAAGCCGATCCCGTTTCTGAGGAAGCCAGTTGGTGGTTTCCACCGGGCAAAACATATTGATGTAATACCCCGGCAGCTTCGTCATTGCCTCCATCACCACCTGAAACTTTCGCATTCCCGGTACATTCTCCAGGATGTACATTTCAGGCAGCTTTAAAGCCAGAAACCGGAAGAAATGGAGATACAGATCATCGCCGGTACGGGTGCCGTGGATGTCGGCAATGGTGGAATACTTCGTACAAGGATAGGTGCCCACAATAATATCCGTATCACCATGGCCCGATACCTTTTCATTCCGAATATCCGATTGAGTAATGGAGTGGCCGAAATACCGAGGGTTCAGTTTCATGCACTCAATAGCATCCAGGTCCAGATCCAGACTCTGTACCACATTCACACCGGCCTCCATCAGTCCGATTTCCATTCCTCCAATCCCGGAGAAATAGCCATTTGCAGTTGGGATGTAGCTGTTTTGCGTTCCCATACTTACAACTGCGGAACATTAAAGCCCTCATTATCCAGCTGCTTCTCCAGCTCCTGGAACTCTTCCTTTTCAACGATCAGCACATTGCCTGCCGTTACCTCAGAAAGCAGATTCATAACCACAGAAAGCTGCTCCCAGTCTCCTTCGGTTAGCTTTTCGCCCAGTTCAATAATGGTATCACGGCACTGGAGTACACCGGCCAGCAGGCTTTGATTCTGGAAAGCCTTCATTTGCTCCAGATTGGTGTCCAGAGTGCGGATTACGGATTGAATCATTTCGCCCTCCTTGCCAAAAGAGGCATCGGCAAGGCATCGCTGTAGCATTTTGAGAGCCAGCTTCATGGTAAAGTATCTTACTTGAGTATTCATCATTTTAAAAATGTTTGCAGTTGGGATTACCGCAGGAAATCTTTCCTCCAATTTTCTCCGCATTCCTGCACTTGCCTGAGTGGATTTCAAAAAAAGTCATGTCGCAAGCTGGTGGATAGGCTAAATCCTGTGCACTTGGCGTTGACACAGGCTTTCTAGCAAATGCCAGCCAGATAGAGGCAATCAAAAGGCAAATGCAAAAGCTATACATCATTGCCTCGTCTATTGTAAGGGTCGAATTATCAACTGGAAACATCAGTTTGGTTGGTTTGGAGTGAAACAAATGGGGCTGGCATCCAGAGAATACCGGTATACTGGCCTACGTGGTCCTTCGTGCTGGCTGCATTTTGGATGGTGAGGCTCCGGGAAGCTGCCCAGCCACCCGCATTTAGGGCATCGGCCCAGTTTTAAGGCAAAATCTGCCCGGTCGGTGAGCATTCGGCCCACCCTTTCAAGGGTATTTTTCATAAAGGTTAGGAGTGTAAAAGGTTTGTTGGCCTTGAGTATCCTGCCTTTGCGCTGCGGCCATATTCTATTTTGCGCAAAAGGCTTATTCCGGTAATTACAACCCTGCATCGGGTGCCATCTTCGATGCTCTTGCGCACCATCGATAGCCGCTCTTCTGAGTCTATTGGGAAACCAAACTTTAAAACGGTTTCAGAAAGCTGGGATCCACCAAAATGCGAGGTTTGGAATCCGATATGGTACAAGTATTCTGGCTTCATATCATTTCCAGGATAAAGCGTTCCACATAATCCCACTCCCACCCGTGCAGCTCATGCAGTCGGGTGGCTACTGATTTGGTTGGAATAACCTCCAGGCTATTGCTCTCCATTGTACCGTTAATTACCATATTCCGGACATCCCAAAGGCTGGCCTTTAAGATGGTGGCAGCCTGATCTAGCCGGAGCAATTCGGGCAAAAGGATTTGGATGTTTGACATGGTTAGGCCGATTTAAGGTGTAATTTTTTTTCAAATTCCATGGATGCATCGAACTCCGTAACTACATCGTTTATTGCGTTAAGTATAGCCCAATCCCTTACTGCACCAGTCATCACATTGTGTACAGTTTTAGCAGACACCACCACGCCCGGGTCTGTTAATCGTAATCTTTCCACCGTAGCTAAAGCATAGCCCCTAAAAGTCCTGCCCTGTAAACTCATCCACAGATCCAGGTACTCCGTCATTTTGTTTTTTGCAACTGCCATTAATTATTTTAGATTTGTTACTAGGTATAACTAGGGGCAAAGGAATAACGTGAAATACTTTTTCTCAAAGTATTTAAAGTTAAAAACCCTATTCTTATATGAACGGTAACTTTTAAGCTATGAGCGGTAAAAATTATGCTCTAAAGTTCATTCGCCAGCGTCTGGGGATTACTCAAAAGGCGATGGGCGATGTGTTGGGCCTTACTCAGGGAGGCTATTCGGACATAGAAAACGGGCGAAATCGCCTATCAATGACCGATGCAGGAATGATTTGCCGGGTGTATAACATTGATCCGGCCATCTTTAATACTGACATTCCTTCCTCGGAATGGGATCGGTTTTTCCGAAAGGAGGTTACTGCCGAAAACGTCCTGCAAGAACCATCATTCAGCTTTAATAATGAGGATGTTATGCTTCCACCACTGCTTCTTATGAGCGAAAACCTTCGCATACAGAAAGAGCTTGAAGCCTTTAAGGAGGAAAATGAAAAGCTCAAAGCTTTTATTATTAAACACTTCCCAAATGCCAATAAATAGCGCATGTTTTGGCGCATTTTTTTCGATGTTTTTCCCAAAAAAACATTTTTGCAACTTCCTATATATCAATATTTTAAAATTTTAAATTGTGAAAAACATGCTGTTAGAGGTAGTTCGAATCCAGTATGGTTCACTACTTAACCTTCTGTACTTTACAGAGTTAGAAAATACAAAAACTTTTGGCGCACTTTTTGGCGCACTTTTTGGCGCCGCTTTTTCTTCCCTGAAATTGGCAAAACGAACCAAAGATCCTGTTCTTAATGATCGTGGTGGCGATGTATCGCAGATCTGGTACATTGAATTTGGAGCCTGGGATGCTGTAAACAAAAAAATTAAGCGAAGGAAGTTTACCTCCGGCCTAAACAAGCTGCCCACGGCACAAGAGCGGTATGCCTATGCCGAAAAGATTATGGCATGGATGCGGAGGCAGTTGGCAGTAAAGCCCATTGATGCCAGCCCACCCCGAAAAAAAAAGGAAACCAGCCCATTTAAAAACTTTACCCTTACCGATGCCCTTGCTCATGTGTTTGAAAGGAAGGAGGCCGATCTCAGCCGTAACTGGAAGCGCACTCATCAGTACATTATGGGCTTGGTGTCGGCATTTTACGGCAAAAAAAAGCCTCCTCTCCTGTCCACTATGCGGGTGATGGATTATCTGGCCATTATGGACTGGATGCACAAGAAAAAACGCTTTGGCCCCAAAACCTACAACGAATACCTGGGCATTATTTCCTCCACGGTGGCGCACATGGTGCTGGTGGATGTGGTGCCGGTAAACTATGCCAGCCGGGTGCCAAAGAAACGGGTGCCCAAAGGCGAAAGTAACATTCCATTTAGCATGGAAGCCATCGGTAAGCTAAAGGCTGCAGCCGAAAAAGATGGAAACCCGCAGTGGTGCCTGTTTATTGACTTCTGCCTGTACACACTGGCAAGGCCACGGAAAGAGCTGCATTTTCTCCAGGTAAAGGAGATCAGGGAAAAGAGCATTTTCATCCCAAAAGAGCGGGGAAAAACCGGAGGGCGCACCGTGCCCATTTTGCCACCGCTTGAAAAACTAATAAAAAAACACCAGCTACGGCAGTATCCGGAGGAGTATTACGTATTCGGCAAGGGTGGCTCACCTGGCCCAAACCCGTACACCTCCACTCATTTCTACGATTACCTCCAAAAGTACCTTGCGGCTTGTAAAATTGACAAAAACCGGCATACGCTTTATGCCTTTAAGCATACCGGAGCCATTATGGCCTACAAAGCCGGAGTGCCGGTAAGCATTATCCAGGTACTGATTGGCCACGAATCGGCCAGCCAAACCGAAGAGTACCTGATTAACATGGGCCTGATTAATAAAACGGATCAGTTCCTTGGCAACTGGCCGGAGTATTAAGCATCTGCCCCCGCTTCAATCTCAGCGGCCTGCATGGCCACCCGGTTGTTTTGCTCGTAATCTACCCGAGCATGTAAAACCCGTGGGAAATTCTGAAAATCGCCCCGCAAACCTTTGATCTCGGAAAGCAGTGCCATACTCATAGCGTTGTTTGCCGCTGCCGCATCGCCACCGGCTCCGGATCGGCTGGCTACATCAATGATGCCACCGGTTTCAAACTTGCGAGAGCCGGAGCCAATAGGTGCCCCGCCACGGTACAAGCTGGAATCCAGCAGAGCATTGATTACCTCTCCATTATTTTGCACCGTGCTGCGGCTGTACACGTGCAGGGCTTCTCCCCTTTCTACTTCGCCCAGGTGATCACCGGTAAGGCCATCGTACAAATGAATGCCGCCAGAGCTGTGCCGCTGGCCAGCGTTTAGAGTGCCGCCTTTAGGTGTGATAGTTCCACCGGTTTCAAATCTCTGAGAGACCGCATTTTTTATGCCGATGGCAGTACGTGCCACGGCCATTCCTGTTTGAACGGCCGCAAAGGCTGGCCCCCATCCCGGGATCAGGGCATTAAGGGCATTAATGTTAGAGTTGCTCCAAATACCGGCCACCTCTTTTATCCCAAGCGTTACAATTTCGGCAATGGTAAAGGCTTTAATAGCATCGGCATTTTTCTTTCGGTTCCCTTCGTCTGATTTCAATAAATCGGCAATACCACCAACCATGCCCCCGAAGAAATCCAGCCGCTTGTTGCCCATTTGCCTTTCAAATTCAGCCGATTTTTTTGCCAAATCATCCCTCTTTTTGTAATGCTCGGCATCCAGTTTCTCAATTTCCAGCGCAATTTTTTGAGCCTCCGTAGATTCTGACCTTCCGGCATTTTGAATCAGAGTCAACCGGTTATTCAATCCCATACGTTGAACTTCATATAACCTCTGTTCCTTCAGCTCCTCGGCCTCTATCACCGCATCTGCGGCCAGCAGCCTGCGTTCATTTTCTATTTCAAGTTTGGCAGCTTCATTGGCCAGGGCCTTATCCTCCTTGTCCTTTTGGGCCTTTGCTTTTTTTTCTTCAAGCTGGGCATCCAGCGCATCTAATGCCTGATCTCTGGCCGTAACCAATTCCAACTCCAGATCTTTGGTAAGCTGGCCATTTAAAAACGCATCTTCCAGACCTCGTTTGTAATTATTAAGGATCACTAGCCGCTTGCGCTCATCCTCATCTACTACGTTGGCAATTCGTAAATCGCTTAACCGCCTCTGATATTCCAGATCGGCTTTGTCTGCCTCCTCCTGGGCTTTCTCTTCGGCATCTTTCAGGGCTTTGGCTTTGGCGGCTTCGCCATCGATCAGCGCATTTCTCCGGTTGGTAATTTTTTCCTGCAAATCGATGGATGATTTCCGGAGTTCAATAAGTGCAGCCTCAGATTCTGCCAGTTTCCGTTTCTTCTCATCCTCCTCGGCAGAGCCTTTTGCCACACTGGCTAAATCTTGTTTAGCCAGTTCAACCTTTTGAGCCTGTAAGGCAATGGATTCCTCCAGCCGCTGCCGTTCCAGAGCTGAGGCACGATCCAAAAGCATAAGCCGCTCACCTTCCGTTTTGGTGCGGTCTTTTGCCTGAAGCAGCAGCCGGCTGATTTGCTCCTCCGCTTTGGCATTATTTACTATTTGCTTCGTTTCAGCCTCATCAATCTGATCGGCAAGCTGGGCAAAGGCTGCGCCCTTCTTTATGGCGGCATCTATTTCGTTTCCAAACTGCTTTACCTTGTCGGTTACGTTTTCCACACCGGAGGCAAGCTGTATTGTACCGTCGGTAAGCTTTTTCAGGTCCATATCGGCAATGGCCTGGAAGATCACAGCAAAAGCCTTTACCCGGTTTACCAGATTGGTAAGGATCAGATCGCCCAAATCTTTGATGGCTTGCTTTGGATTGTCGAAAGCCTTAAAAATCCATTCTCCCAGCTTGGCCACCACATCAGTAATGGTTTTGAAAATGATCTCCAGCCCCTTCATGGCACCAGCCAGCTTTACGGCTCCTTCATCGGTTCTTGTAAAGTAGGTGTACAAAGCACCAACGGCCACCACCAGCGCACCAATTCCGGTAGCGATAATGGCCACCCTCAGTAAGCCCATGGCGGCTACGTTTGCAGCGATCGCTGTGCGTACTGCGGTCCACCCCTGCGTAAAGTTTTGGAGCATTCCACCCACTGGAGACATCGAAAGCAGATCGGCCCGGGCCGTTTTGGCATCATCGCCGAGGGCTTTCATTTGATCCCGTACTTTTTTGGCATCATCCCGAATGCCTTGCAGCCGGTTCTGTGCTTCGCCCAGCTCTTTGGCTTTTTGCTTAAAAGCTTCGGTATCGGCCGGGAGCTGCCGAAGTTCTTTGCTCAAAGTCTTAACATCGGATTGTAAACCGGCAATGGTATTGCTGGCTTCCTGCCCGTTAATCTTGAGATTAACCTGCGTTTCTGTTGCTTTTCCTGCCATTTTATTCTTCTTCTATTTTGAAATTCTCAGTAATTACCCGGAGGCTGGAGGTGCCCATTACCTCAATTTGTGCGGCAATTAGCCGGGCCAGCAATGGGCCGTACATCAGTTTGGCAAACCATCGCTTTCGTTTTTGTGGGCCGCGGTTGAGCCGGGAAACCGCAATGCCCCAGGCAATGCGCCGGGCCGCTGCCGATTCTGATATGGGAGTTTTTCCCTTTGCGTAGCCGGGAATGGATTTAAACTTGTTGATGCCGATCTTTTTTACCCACTCCTCCAGCACATCTACCGGAGCCTGATTTTTGTAGTCGGGCCGTGTGCGCCAATCCTGAAACCGGCCGGAGTTTTGGAAGTTAATCAGGATTTGACCAACTCCATCCGCAGAAAATGCGGAAATACTCCCTGCAATGGAGGCAATGGTTTCTCCGGAAAGCTCTACCTTTTTGTTTTTGGCCGATGCCTTCAGCTCCCGGATGGCCATTTCTAACCATGCAGCCGAAGCATCCTCCAACTGCTGGGCCATTTCTGCCGAGACTTCCGGTTTTGCCATGTTCAAAAATCGGAAGGAATGGAGCCAGAAAATAGGACAAGAAAAAAGCCCCGGATTTCTCCGGGGCTTTTGGCTTTTTTATCTACGTCTGGTTTTTAGTCCATCCAGATGCTAATTGAGCTGCTCAATAAAAATTTTGAGTTGTCGGCTTGCTTCGTTACGGCGTACATATGTAGCCTCCTTTTCCAGTTTTTCCAAACGCTCCAGCTCTATGTAGGTTTCGTTTGTGGCCAATTCCCTTTTCAAAGCCTCCATTTTTACCTTGCGCTCGGCACTGGTTTTTAGCTGGGCCTCCATTTCCCGGTACCGGCCGAAAAGTACGGTATCAATTGTACGGAAAACCCAAAGCTCAAAAGCTAGATCCAGCCAGGCCGCAAACTTCAATGCCAAAACCCGGTGCATCCACGTGCCGGATTTCTGCCGAGAAAAGATCAAATCTTCCTCTTTTTCGACCTCCAAAAAACGGGAATTTCCGTTTTTTAAGCACTCCTCAAGAAAGGCTTTTGTCTTCTGATTGCTCAAAAACTCATTAACCTGAGCACCAAAAATCTTAGCCATTTCTGTGGCATTTACCATTACCTGGTTTCCGGCAAAATTGAATTCCACATCGGCCCCGCCGAAAGTAAAAACCTGAATGCTGTTTGTTTCCATTACTCTTCAAATTCTTTAATGCAACAATTTACATAAGCTTTTTTCAAAGCATCAAGCAGGTCGTATAAATCCCAATGGTATTTCTCCCTATTATTTGGGCCCGTAGTTTCGTGCTCTATTTCAAGCATGGCCCTGTTAATGGCATACAATAAATCAGACTTGTTTTTTCTCGGATCTGGTCCGGCAATTCGCTGCAGCAAAGCAGAGGTTTCTATGGCAATATTTCCATCGGGGTGTGTTGCCCATACGGGCTGGATTTGTGTATCCATTTTTTTGATAAAAGTATGCCCCGGGTGGCTGTTGCTTAGATAAACAGTGGGTTTAAATCGGAGGCCATTACTGGCACTCACACAGCTCCGGGGCAGGTTTTAAATCAAAATTGGAAGGTGCGGACACAAAAAAACCACTCATAACAACTTCGGAAAAGTTTTGAGTGGCTTCCGCATCCACTATCTATCTAAGCGATGCGAAGATGGTGGATGAGTTTGGAAATTGCAAATAAATCTGAAACCCTAGTGTTTTAAATTAGGGACTTTGACCTTACTAAATTTGCCGCAAGGAAGGTCTTCAAGGAATTCAAAGTACTTTGTGATTTTATGAATTTTATGGGTTTTTAAGTCTAAAATAATATATAACTCCTGAAACACCAAGGCGTTAAATTTATTCTTAGCTTTAAAAGAATGAGTCACGAAAAGACCACAGGGCTGCCCTTCAGCAGTCCGAGACGTATCAAGAAAATTTGTTCCGATTGGCTCGTAGGATGCAGTATCAGCAACGTACCGTTTCGCGTAATACTGAACAGTATCAATAACAATTTCTTTGTCTGTCTTAACAACTAATGGAGGCTTTGTTTCTTTGGCCTCAGGTTTTTTATCCGGGGCCGTACAACGGTAAAGGCAGAAACAATACAAAAGAATAATGCCAATTTTTTTCATAAAGGTAGAATTTGATTGAAGCTCAAATCTACACTGCCCGCTGTAAAATATTTTCAAAATTTTGCACTGCCTGGGTAAGGTTCCAAACTTCGGGATGAGTTAGACCTTTACCAATAAATGCCAGGCCGCAGGTAGAAGGTGTTGGTAGCAGGCCTGCCAAAGAAAAAACGGAAATGGCCGTAGCCGGTAAACTTCCACTGGCCATTCCTGTATTTGTGGCCAGTTGCTCTCCATTTCGGTAGAGAGCAAGATCGGTAAGGCTTGTTCGGCTTCCAATAATAAAGCCCACAGAATTGCGGATGCCAAGTGTTCGGCTCGCCGTTTGGTTGGTACCAACAAGCGATAATGCAGATCCCGTGTAGGCTATCCAAACTCCTGGCGTTCCTCCAACGCCTGTAGCAGCACCAATGTAAATCCGGCTACCGGCTTCAGTTGCTTGCGTTCGTGCGTAAAACCCAACCGAATAACTATCGGCCGCCAGAGAGCTACAAAGAAATCCTGTTGTCGCACTTAGAGAGCCAGTACCCACAACGCCACCGGTAGAATGGGTAAAAGTTCCTCCAGCATAGGCTAGGGCATTAGAAGCGGGTGCTTTAAGGTTAATGGTATGCGGAGTAGCCGCAGCCCCTACAAAGGGATAAAGGCAGTGGATTTTATCCCAAAGGTTCAGCCGCTTTAAATCCATTACCAGGCGGTTAATGGCGTAGGTAATCCGCTCATCGGTTATCCGGGCAGTCCGTAGAAAAAGGGCTGCATGCGTGTCGAGGCCAGAAAACCCGCCAACAATTAGGCCGTGTGGTATGTAGCCAAACCCGTACATTAAAAATGCCCTACCTGAGCCATTGCCTGTACTTTATCCTGCACCCCGGCATAAACCGATTGGGCCACCCGTACAAGTTGTCCGGATTTAAGCAATAGGCCACCGACAAAAGTTATGGTTGAAGTGGCACCTATTACCGTATTAGATGCTGTTATAGCCGAAAGCACTACTTCCTCAATTAACCTAGCGTTTGATCCCGATGTATCGGTAACAAACACCCGGCAAACCATTAAGCTGTTGGCCGCTGCCGATGCTTGAGCCGATGTAAACTTAATCCGCTCTACCCGTGTGCCATCGGTGCCGGCCGTTACCAGCGTTACAAGTGAGCCGCTGCCATCCCGTGCAGTATTTGCGGCTGTAATTTCGCACGTTACAACTTCGGGAGTAAGTGCAAAAATTGGAGTTGTGTTGGCTGCCATTATGGTAATGCTCTTTCGAATTGATAATAGTTAAAGGCTTCGTCTACCGTAGTCGTGATGGTAGCGAAGCAGGTTTTTAAAAATGCAATCTGCGGATTGGTTAGATCTACATTTGCAGCGTTGGCATTGGCCATAATGGCATCGTCCACCGCTTCAATAATGTTGCTGGCCATACGGCGATCATCGGCCTTAATGTTATTTCCAGAGTACCGCTTAAACACCTCAATAACAATACTGCGGCTGTACGCCGTTTGGGTTATGCCCTGCGGAAGGTCTCGGTAGGCTTTGGTAGGGATTAGTTTTACAAGTGCCATTTATGTTAAGTAAAATTGTAGAAAGAAAAAAGACGGCCAATGTTACCCTGATCTCCGGAAATTCCCTGTGGCCCAGTTGCCCCGGTGGCCCCAGTGGCCCCAGTGGCTCCGGTTGCTCCGGTTGGTCCGGTCGGTCCGGTCGGTCCGGTTGGGCCCGTTGGGCCCGCTGGTCCAGTGGCTCCTGTTGGCCCTGCTGGTCCTTCTGGACCGGGCTCTCCGGCACTAGTGGAAAAGCTTTTCAGCTTATCCTCCAGCTCATCTTTAAGCACAGCCGAAGAGAGAAACCGGGTAAGAAGCTGGATCCGGAAGCTGCTGGCTTGGTTAAAAAGGTTTTCTAAAATCTGCCTGGCTTTCATAGTCTGTGGATGGTAATTTTTGCAAGGCCGGAATCAATCGGAAAATCTACGGTGAGGTTGCTCCACATAAAATAATGGTTTCTAATTTTAAGCAAGAGCCAAGGTTTCATTTGGTTCAGGAGCGATTCAGTTACAGGAATCTGGATGGTGGCCCGTTTTGCCTTGCTCAGGAAATCCAGCCAGGGCTTTGCAAACTGGTTGTACAACCCATACTCTCCCTCCCAACGGAGAGAGCCGCCGTATTGGCCAGGGTACTTTACGCCAACGGCAGAATATAAATCGCAGGTGGCAAGTGGGTAAATATCTTCCGGGTTTTCGCTTTCCGGATTAGGTACCACACCTGCATAACTCAACAACCGAAGGCTGCAAGGCTGGGCCTTCTGGTAGTAATTGCTTTTCCGATCCATTCCGGAGTAAGGCACTCGCCAAGTGGTACTGGTCAATTTTTCAAATTCGTTTTCATTTGAAATTGAATGCATACCTCCGGGCAAAATGCCGGTTACCCGATAGGTATTACCAGAATAGTTTACATAATCACCCGGTAGGTAAGATGGAAAGGTGCTGTACTCCGTGGGGACAATTACGGTTGGTTCGGCAAGCTGATTGGCTCCGATAAAGTTGGGCAGAGTAGAGCAGCGAGGAGCAATGGTAGTGCCGGCATTCCCTATTCGTAAATTTTGGAGCCAAGCGGCATAATCAACCCAAATCAAATCTCCCTCATCGTTTCGGCGGCTTATGTAGTACCGCTCCACATCTTCTACCAATGCCACAGAATTTATTTCTACATCGGTTGGGAGCGATCCTGCCGATGTTACCGAATCAATTTCAGTTACATTTTCAGCTTCAATAACTTTTACCTGCTCAGAGGTTACGGCATCGCTTCCATCGTGGGAATACATAAGGTTGTACCCATCCGATTCTGTAAAGCTGATCTCATCGTAATACGGCACCAGTGCTGAAATGTCGATGGCGTTTGCTAAATCGGTAAGCACATCCCGGAGCGGCTTGTATTTGATTTGGTTCTGGAAATAGTCAAACCAGGTGCCCATAAAAAACATACTTCGAATCCCGTTCAGAAATTCAGCCCACGTAACATCAGGAGTGCAAAAGTTTTTTTGAAAAACATAGGCAAAAATGTCGGTAATTGTAAAGGTATCTGTTGGGTATTCGGCAGATACAACCCGTTCAGCAGCATAGTTGGAAAACACTACCAGACTTTTGAAAAAGTCTTTATCTAAAAATCCATCCGAATCTACCCCAAGATTGAGAGCATCATGCAGTGCATTGAAAATGCTTTCCATCCGAAGCATTGGTACAGAGACCTGCTCAACCTTAGCTACATACGTGCCCACATTTTCATTTACAAATCCACCATCTCTCCAATAGTTTATGCAGTTATTGGAGGCCAGTCCGTTTAGAACCTTTTCGTCACGAATTGGGAAATACTTTACATCGCCAGTATGCTCGTTTTCCCATGCCTTTTCAAACATGAATGCTAAAACTCTCGGAATTGTGCCTTCGGGTCCAACGCCAAAGGATGGCCCTGATATGAAGTTCTCTGAAAACAAAAAACTTCCATTAATTGGTATTACCTGGTAGTCTTTTGGATCATCTTCCAGATCAAAATCCCATGCATAGTAGTTTAAGCCTGAGCTTCGGATTGATGGCCAGTCGGAATATGGTCCGCGATAATCCCAAGTGCCGGTCATGTCTGTTACTGGATCTACGTTGGTATTAGTAACATTAGCCACGTACACATCACCCCCGGCAAAGCACCAACCTGTATTTTCAAGATAAGTGGTAGTTGAACTCCACGCCTCCAAATATTTTGTGGTTTTTCTGTTTATCCGCTGGCATAGTCTGTTTAACACGTGAGCACGTGAAAGCGTTTCGCCATACCAACTAACTCCATGTAGCCAGTTCGTCCCTCCAGAAGTAATGTAAATGTAAATGAGTGATGGTGGCAAAGAATTTAAAAACAAACCAGTTCCCGTGTATGGATTACTGGATAATGATACAGTACCCAAATCCAGTTCCCTCAGCTTTTTCGTTTTCAAGGTATCGGCCAAAATTGCCGAGGCTGTGTAGAGGTAGATGTTGATGGCATCGGGCGAAACGCTTTGGATGTTCACCTTGCACAGCACTTCCACCATACCCGATTTTAACCTGAAGCCGGAAACGGCATTGGTAAATCCGGCATTGCTGCTTATTTCTTCCGGAAAGCCAAAGTATAACCGGTTTTTTGGGCTGTTGGGTATAGAGAAAGTGTAGGAGAAACTTCCCTTCAGCACATCCGAATCAAACGCAGAGTTTACCAGGTTGAGCTGTACCCGTGTGCCAGGGTTTAAATCGAGTACCGTTCCGTCTGGTGCAATCAGCTCTAATCTCATTGGGCAGATGGGAGGTTGTTATCAAACAAATACTGAAACTCAAAAGCAAAGCTGCGAAGGTTGCCGCCCAAATCATCCCGATACTCTGCGCTTTTACTAGTTACAATTACTGGGATCCACTTTTGTAAATCGGCATTCCAAATAAACCGGAGGGGCGAAAGCATAAAATCCTGAAGCACCACATCCAAATGATCCTGCGGAAGAAAGCCGGTAGCCGTTTTAAATTTCTTGCGGCCTTCGGTTTTCCAAATCTTGTACTGGCTTACATCGTTGGCCTCGTAATAGCTGGCATCCGGCCCAACTTCGGCCGTGTTTTGGCTTACATCCAGAGATCGTGAAAGATTGGCATAGCAAGGCAGAAAGCTCCACCCTCCCCGGCTGTTGAGATAGGTAAAATCGTTTGTGGTAAGCTGGCTGCTGTTGTTTACCATCAGCGATGCGTTACGGGTAACACTGTCGGCGGTAACAGAAAGCCCAAAGAACGCACTTTGGTCAGTTGTCGGCAGCGCAATAGGAATGCGGATCACCTGGTATGCCCGGGTAGTGGTAATGTTTCCGGTAACTGTACCATCCGCATCTCCATCGGTATTGTAGTGGGTAAACTCGTAATCTACTTCTCCGGCCGCTTGGATAAGCACGTACACCCAACCGGCCGCAATAGTACAGGCCAGCAGCGCAGTTTCGGGAGAAAGAATGGTTGGCCCGGTAGCCGCCGAGGCTGCAAAGCCATCGGTATACTCTTCGTATGGCTGGCCTCCCAGCAATACAAATTCCTCCTCTTCTTCTGTCCAGCTCGTCCATGCGCCATCATCGTAATGCCGGTGCCTGTAGTAATACTTCCGGCTAGCCTCGGGCACCAGTTGAGCATCGGTTTTGCCATCGGGAATGCTGCCCACAATTTCTGCGGCCATGGCTGCATCCAGTATGCTGTTGATCTGGGTAAACACCAGGCTGCTGGCGTTGGATGTAAAAGTAAAGGTGCCCAGGCTGGTAAAATTATCGGGTGTATTTACCTTTTCAATAAATACCTCCACCTCCACCGCTTCGTTGGCAGCGGTAGTAGTTACGGAAATGGGGATGGGGTTTTTGGAATATCTTGGCATCAGTTCCAGTTTTCAGGGTTGTAACAAAGATTGATGGCATTGGTAATGGTAAACTCGAACCGCCACCCGATGCAGTTGTCTACCAGCAGAGGATCTACCGGATCCAGATCGCATTCTGAAACATCGATTTTATGAATGCCTTCCTTTCCATCCTTCAGCAGTTTGGTGATAATGTCCAGCGCAATGCCTTCCAGCGCATCGTATTTATCGTCCTGCTGATCTTCGGTTTCGTTCAGGGCATTGAGCTTGTCAAGAATTACGATCGCTCCCTTCTTGTTGGCGAAAACGGCAGAAGGGCTGCGGCTGATCTCAATAAATGGTGTTTCCATCCACATGAGCGGAAACCGCATTTTGCTCAGTACATCGGCCCGGAGTTTTGAGGTGGAGCCGTGGACAAAATGGCCATCCAGCAACACATGATCTGTGGCCAGTCCTTTAAAATACGTTTTCAGGGCTTTGAAGTTGTTCATGCGGCTTTGCTTTTTTCGTGGTTCAGGTACTTTAAAATGGTGTTGAGGTTGGTCTGCATGGTATCTTCAAACCCGCCAAAGATCCCGGTTTTGGCAATCTCCATTCCGGCATCGATCCAGTCGCCGGAGCTTTTCCCAGAGCCAGAAAAAAGCCCACGGTTTTCTCGGTAAACTTCCCAGCGCAGTTGCACTACCCACCAAAATACCATCAGCCGTTTGTGCATTGGTACTGCATTCATTTTCTCGGCTCGCAGGTGCATAATGGCTGAGTGAAATTTCTCCCGTGGGTCGCCGTTCCATTTAAGGTTGAAGCTTTTAAGAAATGGGAAAAACAGGATCCACCATTTCTTTGGCCGGCAAATAGCGGCTACCAAAAGGTTGAGGTATTTTTCCTCGCCGGTGGCAGTGAATGCCTTCAGTAAATTCTCAGCAAAAGCCCAATCCACCAGCTTTGCCTCCTCCCGGTTGGGAAGCCAAAACCAACGGAAGCCCATGCGGAAAAGCCGGGTAGATTTCAGCTTTACCGGCTCCCTCATAAAGTCTGTAAGAGGAAGAATGAAAAGGATCTGCTCATCCGAAAGTTTTACCCAGGTCTCCGGCTTTACATCGGGCGTAAGTAGCCGGATCAGCGTGTACTGAAGCTTGGCATCCCACGGCAGGGTAAGCACATGAGCCACCCGCTGAAGGTGCTGCTCTGTCATTTCTTGCCAGCTCGATGGCAGGGCTATGAGTTGCTTACCTATCTGTATCCGGTTCATCCGTTTGCGGTGCTACTTTCAGGTGGATCCAGTAGCTGATGGCGTAAAGAACGGAGGTTGGAATGGTTATGAATAGGACAGCTTCCGCACTTAGTTCATCCGGAAAGCCTTCCGGGAAACCAAGCATGGCACCATAGAGCAGGCACCAGAATGCGGTACTAAAAATGAATACCAAAGCTGCATCGGGAATTAGGTACCCTGTAATAATTGGAAATCCTTTCATAACGATTGTACCGGTGTGCGCCACCAGCGAGCGAAAGAGTAAATCTGTTTTACAGGTCGGGTAAGCCGGTACACACCGCCGCCATCCCGGCTTCCGGATCCGTTGGTATTTCCTTCTATGGAAACAATAAAGTTTCCGGAAGGTAGCACCTGCTCCACCATTCCAATGTGCCCGATGCGGCCCATGTACTTATTCCAGATGCTGAACACATCGCCGGGCACCCATTCGTTTTTGATAATCTTTGATGCGATAAACCAGGACAAGGCCATGCCGCCTCCCGAGGGGCATTTGCATTTCTGGTGAACGTACTTGGCAGTCCACCCGCACCACGGAGTACCGATCTTGCCGCCCACTGCTTTTACCAGAGCATCCACTTCAGGCCCCCGGTTGTTGGTACCCGGCGTTTCCTTTATCCCGAGAATCTTTCTGGATTCGGAAACTATGCAGGAGGCTTTGAAATCGCCTAAAGCATGGAAGTAAGTGCCCAGATGGATAAGGCATAGTAACAGAAGTAAACGCATATCGCAGTTATTACAACCTTGTCTTTAAATGTATCGCCCAGTTTATGAGGATCATAAATCGCCAGATATAAATGATAGAAATTAAGGCGTATGGCAAACGTGGCCATGAAGCCAGCAATGTACATTACCGCCGCACCTGCCAGCACGTTGGTAAAGTATCCGGGAGGGATTAGCCCAGCCTCCGGGCCAAACCAACTGTACACACCGTAATAAGCACCGGCAAAAAACAAAATAGCCAGAGGTGAAAGGATTGCTTCATTAAATTTTGACCAGAAGTTTTTCATTGAATGATTGAGAGGTTGGTGAGCGTATCCACCCGGCTATCCGGATTGAATACCAAAAGTTTTACTCGCTTTTTCCGTTTGCCCCAGTTCCAAGGAAGTATGTGTTTGGCCTTCCAGCGGTCTTTGGTTTCCATTACCGCCAGCTTGTTTACGGTTTGGGTGTTTACGGTAGCCGAATCTCCTTTGATCAGTACCAACCCGTTTTCAAAGCTTCCGTTCCAGCGGATGGCTCGTACACTATCCCGGATTACTACCGAATCCCGGTAAGTGATAATCACCGAATCTTTTACCGGGAGCTTCTGGCTTTTTATGGTTGAAAGAGTAACATCCACAATGCTGTACACCTTCCCCAAATCCTGCTGTGTTTTGCGCTGGTATTCGGCCAGCTTCTCATCCATCAGGTTTGAGAATGTTTCCTTTGATACTTCGGCTTTTGGCTGGCTGGCTACCGTTTCACCGGTTTCAGATTTAGCAATAACAGTTTCTGGATTAACCACCTGGTTTAATCCAGCCACTTCCGTAATGAGTTTTTTTTGGGAATGAATACGATAGGTAACAACAGCCAGGCTAACAATAATAACCAGCCAAATACCGTAAACCAATCTACTGTAGCCATCCATCAATTACTTATTTTTCGTGATACTTTTTTCACTAAACCGCCGCCTTCAAGAAATCCTTTCAGTTCCCGAAGTGCCGCCGCCAGATCCTGATTACTTTTTGCCAGTGCCCGGAGTTCTTCCTTATGCTCCGCAAAATTGTGATCCTGATTATCCACACGGGTTTCCAGTTTGGTGATCCGGGTGTAAAGAATAATCACAGCAGTAAATGCAAGGCTGGCCGTAGTAATGATTGCTCCCACTACCTCAGGGCTGATTTCAATTTTCATAGTTTATGGAAAACGGAATGATTTTTTGGTGGCGTTGTCTGACCATTGAGGCCGGGCTGTATCGGAGTTATCCGTTTCTGGCACCGGAAAAAGCGGGTAATCTGCGGCGTTATCGTTGAGAAAGTTTCGCAGAATGCCTTCGTACTTAGCCGCCATTGATAGATTGTACTGCACTTGCCCGTTTACCAGATTAGGATCGGCTGCCTGGGCGTTTTTTATGCCCTCGTTTTCGCTCAAAACCTTAATGCCTGAGCTGGTAATGCTGATGGCAATTTGTGGAAGCACATCGGCCATGGCCAGATAGGCTACCAGCGGCCTGATCTTCGCCACCAATGTTTCTTCTTCCTCAGAAAGAGTGCCCTCTTCCATCTTGGTTTTGAGATCATCAAACAAATCCTGCCCGGTTATTACCGGAATGCTCAAACTCTCTACCCTGTTAATGCTCTGAAGCATTGAGAGAAAGAATCTGCGAGGTTGAGAAATCTTTATGTGATCGGTCAAACGAGATCCGGAATCAATAAACAGTTTCCGGGCTGCTTTCCTGAAATCCGATTCATCCCAAAAAGCATAATCGGCCTTAAATTTCTCCAGAAACGAAAGAAGCGATTCGGCAAACGTATCCGCATTCTCCGAAAGGTAGAGTTCTAGTTTGTTTACTGTCCATTGCCGGGCACCGGTTGTATTGTCGGCCATGGTTTCTACCAAACCATTGTCTCCCATGTCCAGAATCATTCCGGGAGCCGCCTCCAGTAAAGTGTAAAAGGTGAGAGGCCGCTGTACCTGCTTCAGAAGTTTTAGATTCGCAATATCCTGCTCCTCTACGCCATCCTCATAATCATCGTACCACTCTTGCAAGGCATCCACCGTATCCTGCCCAATCAGCGGTACAATGTATTTATCCTGGGCATCGGCCACAAAACTGGCAAAGCTTTCAAAAGCAGTGTTCACATTCAGCCGGCCGTAACAGGCTTTCATTTCGGCAGTGGTTTTAAGCAGGGGCATTGATGTTGGAGTTTACGGTCCTTTGTCCGGTTGGGTTTTTATCCAGAGTTTCCAGTTTGAAATCAATCGGCTGGATGAAATACTTTTCATCGAAGCCCATCATGCGCATCGCGATGTTAATCGGCTCCAGCAAAAGCATCCGTGGGATTGGAGTACAAAGGGCCGTGTGCAGATCAGCCGCCACTCGCATTTCCGAAGCCGAGCCGCCCAGCTTTCCACCGGTATCCACATTGGCAATACCTGGATGGATGCCAACCGAGCTGGCTGCATTAATCCGGAAATCCCGGCTCAGTTCCAGATACGTTTTATCCGTTGGAAAACCATCCAGCGCAATTACTTCCACTCCTGGCAGCGGCCTTCCGGTGGATGGATCGATAATAAATTCAGTGATCAAAGCCTTGTTTACGTTTTCAACTCCGCTCAGAGTATCATCCATTCGCTGCTGGAGTTCATCCCATGCGGCTTTCCGCTTTTCGCTTCCCCGCTCTCCGTGCAGGTCCAGCCATGCCGCCGGTATTTTTACGTGGTACTTTACGTTGTACCCGTTATCCAATCCGGAAGAGTGAAACTTTGGTATCTTGTTCAGCACCTTAATGGTTTCCAGTGCGCCAAACCATGAGGCCAGTCCGTAAGTCTGCTGCCCCGGAGTTGGCATAGCCACATGGTACACAAACTGAGGTTCGTGTTTTTCAATTCCGGTGTAATACCGTGGAAGGGGCTGGGCCTTTACGCTGTCGTTTTCTACTTTTCGCTCTCCAAATAGGATGTAGTTTTCAATCTGGCCGGTTTCTTCGTTCCGGATTTCGGCCCTCATCGTTGGCCAATCGTAAATATTCATCTCCAGCGGCTGGCCAAACACATTGAGATTGAAACCCGTGTACGCATTTGCCCCGTGGATAAATTGTGTGCAGGCTTTCAACCAATACTTTTTCAGGTTTACCTTTTTCATCCACGCACTGATCTCCGGATTCTCTACCGGTTCAATAATTGTGGTGGCTGGCACGTTCTCCGTTCCTGGTACAATCCGCTTTTGGAAAATTCCCAGCCCAGTACCGTGCAGAAAGTAAACTGCTTTCTCCAGAAGGGCTGGCATAAAGTCATTTTCCCATACCGCTTTAAGAATTTCATCTGGTAGCTTGTCATCATTTCCAAATTTTTCAAAGGAATAGCCAGATTTGGTACCCTTGTTTTTGGTGCGGGTAGTGTTTGAGCTGTTGGTAATTTCAATTACCGAGCGGCTTTTGGGCAAAAACCCAATCCAGTTTTCGTAGTTATTTCTTCGGGCCATGCCAGTTTATTTCTATTTGATTGAAAGCCATCAGCAGGCAGATTTTTAATTCAAAAGGTCGGTTTTTCTCCAGATCAAAAAGCAGCAGGTTGTGGGCCTTGTTGATATTGTGATTCCAGTCTCTTTTTCCTAAAGCATCCACCGGTGCAGCCTCGTTACTTTTTCCCTTTCTGGCCCGATTCGGAGCTGTACCAATCCGCACCCGAGGCTTATAAACCCGCCTGCTTCCATCCACTTTTAAAAACGAAAGAGAAAACTCTCCCATCGAGGTATGGATCAGCGTAAGTGCCGAGTGAATATTGAGGCCGCTCAATTCTGTGCTTTTTTGTTATTCCAAAAGTAGCAATGCCATAACCCCACCTCTTAGGACATGATTTAAGGCCGTTGATTCTTATTTATTTTTTTGCTCATTTTTGGCTAAAAACCTTTTAACCAGTTTTTTGGCCCGTTTTAATCTTATTTCTGGCAGAGAAAATGGCACAGGCGCCCTTTAGCAAAAAACAACCGGTCAAAGTTGCTTTTTGGCTTATATGAAAAGTTGCTGGTTGCCTACCGCCCAGGCATAAACGTACTCCATAGCTCTCCACTGTCTCCGTTAATCAGTCGGGAGTAAAGGCTGCAAAGAATGTAGTCTACACAATCGGATAGGTGGGTGGCCAGCTCCTGGTCTATGTTCTGGGTTTCGCTGCGCTTATCCTTTTTGAAATCCTTGGTGATGGGCGCATTGGTAATTGAAAGGATGGTGGCCTTGCAGTTGTTGGCGTTGATCATAAGCACCGGGTAGCTGCTATCTCTTCGGCTCAGGATGTTATTGATAAGGATGTGGCGTTGCTCGTGCCCCGGCAGTTTACCTGCGGCCTTGATTACTGCGCTCCATCCGTGGTGGCGGAAACGTGCTTTGGCTTGCTCGAACATTGGCGGGGCACCGATGCGCCGGTTGTTGGCCGAGGCATCGCCGTAAAGCTCAATGTACTTAATGGGGTGTGCTGCGTACTTATGGCAAAACTCATCTACCAATGTATCGATCAGCATTTCGCCCTCCTTGTCTTTAATGGGATCCGGCTTTACAAATACATTATCACAGATTCGAAACTCCTGGAAGCTGGGATGCTGGATCTGCTGGCAAACAATCATGGAGGTAAACGATACGTTGAAATCCATGGATAGCATGAAGAACTTCTGGGCATCTATAAAGCTGTCTCGCTTTATAGTCATGCGGCCGTTGGTATCCCAATCGTATTCGAATGTGGTAAGCGTGGTGTGCCGCTCCTCATTGAATGCAGGGTAAAATCCTCCACCTGCCTGGCGTTTGAGTTCTCCGTTCAATACCTCAATGTAAAACTCCAGAGGGCTTAGGTTTTGCCGGAGCCTTTCGATGTACTCTTCGCCCAGGATATTGATGTTGTCCAGGGTGGTGCCGGAAACCAGCAGGTAGTCTTTTGGATTGCGCTCCATCAGTTCCCGCCATTTCCAAATCCATTTACCTTCGGTACGCCATGGTGCAGAGGTGTAGTGGCAGATGGAGCCGGAGAGGTAATTCTTTACCGGATCCCAGCGGTCTTTACCTACCAACCGGCCCCGCACGGAGTTCACAAAAATTTTGTTCCAGACTTCTTCCTTAAAAAGTGCGGATTCATCTCCATCGAGCGAGTCGAAGCTTCCACCCCGGGCATGGTCGTTTTGCTCCAGGCTGGCCAGTTCTTTTACGTGGCCATTAATGAATGAGTAAGCGTATTCGTATTTCTTTGGGCCTTTCAATGGTTTGGCCCAGTGCCCAGGTGGTTTTTTACCAAAAACATAGTGGCCGGTCTTTCGCTTCGGATCCCATTCGAAAAGATTCAAAGAATGCCAAACGGCTTCCACTTCCGGCATTGTTTTGGTCAATAATTGACCAAAAGTTGGAGCCACAATCAGGCTTTTTCCGGATGGAAGGTTTTGCGCCAGTTGAAACTGCCGGTGCCCCAGTGTATGGGTTTTGCCAAAGCCACGGCCAGCAATGAGTGCTTTATACTTCGCTGGAGAAAGCAGAAACTGCTTCTGCTTACTGTTCAGTGGAATTATCGCTGCTACTTCCTTCGGCATCTTCTTCGTTTACTATTTCGGCATCTTCAGCCTGAATATCAAGCGTGAGAATCCGTTTGGCGGCATTGAGCATGGCCGGATCATCTGTGTAGATGTATTTGGTCGGCTGCATGTAGTCCTCTGGATTTTCGTAGCCGCCTACTTCCTCCTCGTGCAGCCCCATGAGTTCGTGGGCATCTTTGATAAGGAGTCGGGCCGTTACATAGTCCTCATCTTCCTCGGCGAGCTTTGCCAGCCGCATTAGGTTTTCGTATCCCGCATACTTCATGCCCTGCCGCATGTGGGCATCGGCTTTGCCAAATACTTTGAGAGCCTGTGAAACTATGTTGGCCGATTGCTGGATGCTGAGATCAAACTGCTTTTCCAGTTGCTCGGCTGCCTTCATAATCGAATAGCCGGCAGCAACAAGGCAGAAAGCTGCTCTCATCCGGTTTACCTGCTCTTTTTGCTTATCGGTTCCCTTACGGAGACCGGTGGCAATGGCCTGGTAAACATCGATCATATCCGATTTAGGATTCATAAATCAAAGGTTGCCGTTTGTGTTTTGGCATTTTAGGACAAAAAAAAAGCCGAAGGAAAAACCTTCGGCATTTTTATCAAACTTCTATTACCCATTATGTTACCTGATTCTTCAAAATGTCTCGTTGATACCGCAGCTCATCGTACTCTGCTTTTTTCTTCGCAAGATCTTCGGCATGCCGGATGTTTTTCGGATTTGCGGCCACTTTCTTTTCTGCTTTGGAAACGTAGGTCTTTTGGTTTTTGAGTTTTTTCTCCAGCTCCTGAAGCTTTGCTTCCTTCTGATCAGCGGTGATGCCGGTGCTTTCGGCAACTTTTTGACCGGAAGGAGCCGGAAGGGTTTTGTATTCCCAGAAATACTCTAACTGAGAATCCAGTGCTTTAATCTGCTCATCCAGATCCAGCACTTCTTTGGTTTTGGCTTTGGCTTCCTGGGAAAGCTCCTCTTCGTCTTTAGTGTTTTCTACCAGCCATTGGCTTGCCTTATTGCGCAGGTTATAGAGTGCCCGTTTCTCTTTTACAATTAACTGCACATCGGATGGAAGGGATTCAATAAACCGGGTTTGCTCGGCAATTTCGCCATCCACATATTCTTTTACCTCCTCTGCTGTTGGCTCACTTTCGGGTTTCTCTTCGGGAGCCAAAGGCTTGTAATCTGCCTCTGCAAATTTGGAAAGCTCATAGTTGATCTTATCCCGGTTATAAGCATTGTTCTTTTTACTCAGGTTGTGTACCAGAATCCGGTTTCGGGTAATCTGGGAAAGCAGGGCAATTCCTGCATGGTAATCTTTTTCAGGCGATTGCAGCCAGTTGTTGATCTGGTCTTTAATGGTAAGCTCTGACATGGCGTTTTTTTTGATGCAACAAAAAAGGGAAGGCTTTTGCCTTCCCCTTTAGGACTGATTTACAGTTTACTAATCGTTGATTAGCTGGGCATATCCTCCTTCAAATTCAACGGCACCTACAGCTGATTTGTAGTACAATTCAACCTCCTGACCGTTTACTGCCTCAAGATCGTCTCCAAACTTGCGGTTTAACTTGCGAAGGATAGCTGGAGATTCTTTAGTGCCAACGATCATCCATGCATCGTTGTTGAGTTGCAGCGCAAATACTCCCCGGAATGTTCCACGTACCTGGTTGAGGTAATCCCGGTTGATGGCAGAGTTTCCCTTCACCATGAACTTTACAATGGTTTCGTAAGCTGGTGATTGCGGAGTTCCAATGTCGGTTTCTTCAATTCCTGCTTTTCCACCCTCAGAATTTTTGATGAAGTCAAACTCTCGGAAAAATTTGCCTGTTTCAAAAGTAAAGGCATTGGAAAGATACTTTTTGGTAGTACCATCAACTGCTGAAATGGCGGTCAAATCTTCGGAAAGGATTCCCATGATCCTTTTTACGCCTCCGGGTGCGCTGTCGCACACCGGAGTCATGTCAATAAGAGTTACACACATAGTTTTCTTTTAGGTTTAAGTGTGTAAATTATGGCTGATCGTTTGTCCAGATTACCTGGCCATCGCGGAAGTTTACTCCTGCACGGAAGTCTCCCATAACCTTGATGGTCCGGTTGAATTCCTGAGTAATGATTGAAGAGGAAGGACCATCTACATCGTACCCGTACACCAGGTTTTCTTTAGGGGTGATAATTACCCTTTGGCTGGATCCCATTCCTGGTACTGCCACGATTTTGGCACGAGTGCCTTCCAGATACACCTGATCGTAGCCAGTGTTGTAAGGGATGGCTCCAACGGTTGCCTGGTAATCGCTCAGGTAGAAATCTTTTACCCCCACAGAGCAAAGGCAAAGCATTTCTTTTGAACGGTACTCGGGAGCAATTTTATCCCGGATCAGCTTGAACTGATCAAAAGCATTTGATGCTGTGATGGCATCACCATCGGCCACGTTTCCGGTTGGTACTTCTTCTGCGGTGATGGCAGCAGTCAAAAGAGTAAGGATTCCGTCCATGGTGGCAGCGGCAGTAGTGCCGGATGCGTTGTAGGTTCCGGTCCAAACGGCAACCTCCAGATCGTCCACGATGCGGTCAATGATGGCCTCAAACATGAACTGCTCCAAAGGAATGTCGAAAGGGCTGTCAGGAGGTGCCCCTTCCAGTTGGCCGATCCAGGAGTTGTACAGATCCAAAGGAATGATGCTGGCATCAAACGAACACCGGCGGGCATTTAGAATACGGGCCGAAAGCGTAAGCGCATCCGATGTGGCAGAAAACCCTCCACCGGTAGCGTAAGGCTTCAGCATAGAAGCTGAACGCAAACGCACGAGCGGCAGTTGGTCGATGGATCCACCGTAGGAGGTGAATAAATCACGGGTAGAAGCCTTCAGTGCTTTTTTAAATGCTTCTACTTTGGCTTCCCGTGCATACGCACCCAGGGTGCTGTTGAGCGAGGTTATGTTTACAGACATGGTTTTGAGTGGTCGGTTTTAAATTGTGAGAAATTATTTTTGCGCCTGAGCGGCTTTTCTTTCGTTGATCTCCCTTTGGAGTTTTGCCCATTCGGTTTCGGGAGCATCAGATCCTTTTCCACTGGTGATCCGGTTGCCAGAATCGGCAAAGGCACGAGCCATAAGCGGAGACTCTTTCAATCGGCTCATATCGGCCTGAATGGATTTGAGCGAGTTGGTTACCTGCTCCAGAATTTGGCTTTGGCTTTTCAGCACTTCAGCCAGGCTGTGCAGATTGCGGTCGGTTGCCTCCTGATGAGCAGAGGCTGCTACCGGTTCGGCTGCATCATCAGCGGTTTCGGCAGCAGGTTCAACCACGGCAGTGATCAGTCCGGCCTCATCAGTTGTAATTACCCAGCCTTCCAGCGCACCCGTTAGGGTATGTTCTCCGGCAGGAGGTGTTTCACTCCCTCCGGCCAGCGTTACCTGATCTCCTACCGCTGGCGTTTCGGCATCGGTATCGATGCTGATGGCGGCACCATCGGCAGTTGTGTTCTCAATGGTTTTGGCGGCATCCGTTACCGGCTCCGCAGGTGCAGCATCTTCGACATTTTTAATGCCAAGAATACTGTTGGCCACCCCTTTGAGTTGATCCAAAAGGCTGGCCGTAGTTGATTGGTTTTTGTTCACAGTTGTATTTGAATTTGTGTTTTTTCGTGCCCGGTGCGCTTCGTACTTCCGGGTAAATTCCTCCATCACCTGGGGCTGAGAAATGAGTAAATCCCAGATTTCGGGATGGTTGTCGAGAAAGTCGGTAGCCCGTGCAGCTATGGAAATGTTTCCGTTCTGATCCCTGAACATATCCAGCGTGTTGGCCCCCTGGTCTACAAAGTCCGTAAAGTGCCAGGCTCGTACAGTTTCGTAGAGCACCCGCTCCTCTTCCGGAAGGGATGCCAGATAATCAATCTGGGCAGGATCGTAAAGGAAATCCTCCTGGTGGCCGTCTGCATTGATCATGTACAGATGGCCGGGAGAAAACACAATGCTCATCATAAGAGCCTGCGAATCTTCCTTAGCCAGTTTAAGGATGTAGCCTTTCAGATCTCCTTTGCCAGGAGTCTGGGCCGATGCTTCAGAAAGGTAAATATCTCCGATGGCCTGATTGCCCCTAAGCCTTACGTTTTTGATTCGCCCGGCATAGGTGCCCAGCGCAGGATTGCAATCGTTTGGATGCCCGAAACGTGCCTGATGACCATTCTCGCCAAAGGCACCAGCCAGCTCCACCAGTTTTTCAATAAAGGAAAGTGGGGTTTCAATCCGGGCACCGGTCCATTCTTCGATACCGGCCATGCCTCTGGGCTGCATCGCCTGGCAAAGAACTACATCGTAAAGGATGCCCTTTTCTGCATCTACATTGGCAGCAAGCACTTGGCCCGTAATAGCACGAGAATCTACCCAGCCCTTTTTGCCGTACTGAAAAGGATGCAGCTTTACTTCCATGATACAAAAATGTATTGGCAAGCAGGGCAGTGTGTAGGACTACTTACTCTGTGATGGTCCGGGTGTAGTTATTGTTCCCGGTTAGATTTATATACAAGCGATCATCGAGAAGCACCAGATCATCAATGGCATAGGTATCGGTTCTTAGCCAGTTTTGCAAGGTGCCAAGATCATTGTAGTCTGCATTTGCATCCGGTGTGGTATCGGTAAACACATCGGTATTGGTGCGCTGGTAGGCATTACCATTGTAAGAGAGGTAATCGTTTAGGTTAAATGCTGCCGAGCTTCCGGCCCATGCGCCAGCGTATGGCGTAAGCTCTTCCCAGTCGGTGCCGCTCAAAGTATACACCGGCTCCACGTATTTAAAGAAGGGCCGAAGCTGGCTGCTGGTAAGTTCAACATCAAACCCATGCTTTTCTCCAGGAGCCTTGCCGGTTGTAAAATCCTGCGCAATGGTATAGGGTAGTGCCTCGTCTCCGGAAATGTACCACTTACCTCCTTTTTTAAAGATGGCCCAAAAGCGTTTTTCCTGATTGGCGTATATCCAGGCACTTACGTTTCGGCCCAGGCTAAAGGTAATGGAGTTGTCGTAATACGTGCCGTTGCCTGTGGTGCGCTTGCGGCTTTTGAAATTGCAGCTTTCAAAATCAATGTTTACATCAATGGGTATTGCCTCGATATCAGGAAGCTCGGTAATTATTTCTGTACGAAACAACGTGCTAAACCCATCGCCCAATGGCACCAGATACAGCTTTTCAATTCCGGAAATGGCTACATCGCAGGATCCAAGCGTTGAGCTGGCAGCAATTAAATCGGCAAGTTTCATGGCGTTGGCAAATAGATACCGCCCGTCCGGGGGTTTCCCTTATGGGTAGCTGGTTTAAAAAAGTGAAAGCTGGTTGCTTCCATGAGGTAAAGATGCTTCTGGTTGCTTCTGTTTTTTAAGGACCGGAATAGTAGGATTCAAATACTCTTCCTTTCTGCGCTGCCACGTGCGATAGGCAGAGCTTATATCGTAATCATCATCGGTTATGTTGTACGATTCCAGAAATGCACGAGCGGCGGCAGTTGCCCCAATGCCAGTTTTTACCGCAAAAGCCATTACAGTAAAGAGACAAGAGCGAAACTCTTCGGCCAGATCGGATTGAATGCCATAAAGAGTGTAATACGATGCTTCCCGCATTTCTACCCATATAAAGTGCGGGGAGTTTCGATTGCGCTCAAAGTAATCCTTCACCTTCATACTGTTGCGCTCCACCCGTGTTACCCGCCGGTGAAAGCGGTAAACCCCATCCACCATATTCTTTTGAAGATACTTAACCAGATAGGGCTTTACAGGAAGTTTGTGCTTTTTCATTTTCTGCGATTTGTCCAAATATACAAAAGACAAAATCAGACCAAAAAAACTTAATTAATAAATTATTACATTACTTCAGTTAAAGGACAAAATCAGACCAAAATAATAGGAATAATTATATTTTAAAATTTGGATAAAAAAAAGCCCCGGACTTCTCCAGGGCTTCCAACTATGCAGCCGCACGTTCCTGTGCAGGGGCGAAGTTTACTTTGATTTGTTTGCCGGTTATGGCTTTTGAAGTCTCCCTCAGTCTCTTTCTCGCTGTCAATACCGGTCGGCCCCTTGTTGATAAACCCGTATTCCTACGGGTCGGGCCATGAGAGCTACTCATGGGGCTGTTCAAGGTTTTGCCGTTCCTATCGGAGTTCGGAACGGCCACACGGCGAAGTGTGTTTATGGAGCAAGAGTAAAACTAATGCAGTGGTCTATATGGATGCGATCCTGTTAATGCCAATGCAATACCATTTTACCCTTTTGTGGAGCCGGAGGGATTCGAACC